ACGCATAATGCCGCTGGCGCGCTCAGCGTCACTGCCGCCTATAGCGCCAGCGTGTGGGCCTATCGCTGCATCCAATTGCGCGCCCAGACCATTGCGGGGATTCCCGTGCAGGTTCTTAGCCGGGCCAACGGCCAGCCGGTGACGGAGCACCCCCTGCTCGCTATCTTTAACGATATGACTAGCGACCTGCTGGCCCGGCTGGAAACTGCCTTACTGCTCTGGGGGGTGTGTTACCTGGAAATCACCCGCGCCCGGTTGGGCCGCGCCGTGGGCCTGCGCTGGCTCAACCCCAGCGCCGTATTCCCGATAAAGATGCCGCTCGGCATCACCCAATTCACCTACACCCCCCAGCAGGGCGGACCGGGGCGCGACTTTGCGCCGGAGGACATTGTTTACCTGTACACTTTCAACCCGCTGGACGACCTGTCCGGCCTCAGCCCGTTAGCGGTCGCGCTGACCGAAGTGGGCGTGGACGCGCAGATCGCGCAGTATGCCAAAAGTTTCTTTGGCAACGGCGCGCGCATTGAGGGGATTCTGACCGTGCCCGGCGCGGACAATGATCAGATTGACGCGCTCGAAGCGAAATGGGCCAGCGTCTTCCGGGGCGTGCGGCGCTGGTTCAAAACCCTGATCTTTGGCGCCGCCGATGTGAAATACGAGCCGCTGAGCTATCCGCCCGAAGACCTGGCGTTGGAAACCCTGGGCGCGGAAACCCGGCGCGCCATCTGCGCCAGCTTTGGCGTCCCACCCATTCTGGCCGGGGCGTGGGAAGCCAGTAATTATGCCACCGCCAAAGAGCAACGCCAGAGCTTTTACACCGAAACCATCTTGCCGGAGCTAGACTTCATCGAGGATGAACTCAACCGGCAATTCGTTGGCCGCTTCTATCCCGATGTGTATCTCCAATTCGATACCAGCGAGATCAACGCCCTGCGCGAGGATGAACTCACGCGCAACCAGGCGCTCACGACTGCGGTGAGCGGCGGCTGGATGACCGTCAATGAGGCTCGCGCCCGTGTGGGCCTGGAGGCAGCGCCGGGCGGGGATGTCCTCCTCCCCGCGCCCGGCACTGCCCCCATCAGCGCGGCGGGCGATTTTTGGGGCGCAGCGGAGGGCGCGCCCTTCGGAAAGTTTTTTCGCACCTTACCTTACCCATAGTTACAAAACCGAAGCCTGGCCGACCGGGATGCCGGAAGCCGACCGGCGCGCTTTGGAGCGCGCCATCGCTGACCTGACCCGCGCGGCGCGCCAAAGCCTGGGCGCGCAGGCCGACCGGATCGTCGCCCGGCTCAATCACCTGACCGCGGACGAAATAGCGGCGCTGGGGCAACCTGGATCATCCCTGTGGGTGGACTTGCGCGCGGAGTGGGAAACCGCCCTGCGGCAACATTTAGCCCTCACGGCGCACTTAGGGCAACAATCCGCCGCCGCCACTGACTTGCGCGACCTGCCACAATTCGACCTGCCACACGCGCAGGCGCAGCAGTGGGCCGCCCAACACGCGGCGGAACTGGTCATGGACATTGAAGAAACTACGCGGGGAATGTTGCGCGAGGCCGTGAGTGGGGCGTTGGAACAAGGGGTTGATCTGCGCGCCTTACGCGAGCGCGTGAGCGAAATCCTGCGCGACGCCCCCACCTGGCGGGCAGAACGCATTGCGAATACCGAGGTTATGCGCGCTTACCAGGAAGGCCACGTGCAGGCATACCGGGAAAGCGGGCAGGTGTGGGGCAGGCGCTGGGTGGATGGGCAGGAAGGCGCGTGCGAAGTGTGTCGCGCCTTGCATAACCAGATCGTTAAATTGGGCGAGCCGTTTCGCGTCACCATCAACGGGAAAGAAATCGTCATCCCTGAAGGGCAACTGGCGCATCCCAACGACAGATGCCGCATCACGGCGGTGACGTATACGCAGGCGCTGGAGAAAGTCTTACCGATCACAGGAGAGGTGCATACCTTTGGGGGTATGCGGGGCTATCAAACGGCGCAACGGCGTCATAATGCGCCGCCCGCCGCGCGGGGCTTTGCCGTGGATGGCAAAGTATATTACGCGCCGGAAATCACAACGCGAGTCGGGCAAGTGTTGCGGAATCCGACACTATTGAGCGATCCGGCGTATGGCGATGCCCTACGGAGCTACGTACACGAACAAGTGCATTTGCAACATCCGCACACCGGCGACTACGACGATCCGGCCTATCGCAATGCGGTGGAAGGGTTGGTGGATTTGCGCGCGGCGCAATTGTTACCATCCATAGCCCAAAGATTGGGCTATACGGGTGAAGTAATGCTCTATCCATCCGCGCGAATGGCGCGCGCCCGCGGCCTACAGGCACAATCAGACGTGGATTTATTCACAGCTTTGGGGCCTGACTTCTGGGAAAAGACGGGCCTCACGCGGGCCGATTGGCAGTATTGAGCACCATCGCATAATGCGTCAAGGACTCAATGGTTTCCTGGCAGGCGATATGCTCCGGTGATCCGGGTTGATATTGCGCGCGGATAGTTGCTAATTTTTCCGCAGCGGCGTGAATGTCGTCTATGGTTTTCAACTGAGAGTCATAGGCAATTTGGCGAATTTCTTCAACGTTCACAGTTCTTATCCTTTCATTACGGATTGCTTTTAGTATAACACGAAAATGGCCGATTTTGAGATCGAGGGTTTGGCAGAATTGCAGAAGAAACTCGACCGCCTGCCGGCATTATTCGCGTCTGTAGCCCAGGACGCGATGACCGAGGCCGTGCTGGTGCTCGAAGATGCGGTGGCGCAGCGCACGCCGGTGGCGTGGGGCAACCTGCGGGGCAGTATCACGCATAAAGTGACGGAGACCCCCGCGGAAGTAACCGGCCTTGTCGGGACCTCCGTATCCTACGCGCCAGCCGTGGAAGAAGGGACTGCTCCTCATTGGCCGCCCTTGCAACCGCTGGTAGAGTGGGTTCACAAGCTCAAGTTGGCGGGGACTTACAGCGTCCGCTCACGGCGGCGGGCCGGGGGCCGCGCGCGACAACAGGCCGAAGATGTAGCCGTAGCCCGCGCCATTAGCGCCAAGATTGCCCGCAGCGGAACACAGGGCGCGTATATGTTTCGGGATGGCCTGGCCGCGAGCGCGCCGGAAATCCTGGCGATTTTCGATCGCGCGGTGGATAAATTATTGGATCAGTTATAGGAGGCGCTATGCCCTGGTTTATTCAACAACAGGATAAGCAATACTGTGTTTTCAAAGAAGGCGCCGCCGAGTCGCTGCACTGTTTTGACACCGAACGCGCCGCGCAAGCCTATCTGCGCGCGCTCTATGCCAGCGAAGGCAAGGGACTGACGCTCAAGGATGGCGTGATCGGCGGCTATGCCGTCGCCTTCACCGGCCCGGAGGACAAGGATTTGCAGGGCGAGTATTTCACGCCCGACACCGATCTCTGGATCACGCACTATCCCACCGTGCCCGTCCTCTACAATCACGGGCAAGACCCGCAGATGGGCGCGCGCGTGATCGGGATTGCCCATCCGGTGCGCAAAGACGAGCGCGGCGTCTGGTATGAGGCGCAATTGACCGAGCGCGATGCGTATGAACAGGCCGTGCTGCGCCTGGTGCGCGATGGTGTATTAGGGTATAGCACGGGCAGTTTGCCCCATCTGGTACAACGCGCGTCCGATGGCAAATTGGAGTCCTGGCCTATCGCCGAGCTAACGCTCACGCCGACCCCGGCGGCTGGCCCCTATCTCACGACGGTGCAAGCCGTCAGGTCTCACTATAAATCTATTCAAGCATTTGGAGGTAAGACGATGAACCTGTTAGACACGATCAAGAAACTGGTGCCGGGGCTGAGCGACGAGCAATACGCCCAATTGGAAGCGGTATTGGCGCTGGCCGGTATGACCAGCAGCACCCCCGATCCCGCTGACGTGCTGGACGAGATGAAAGCGGTCACGCCCAGCATCACCGAGGCGCAGGTCAAGGCGCTGATCGCCGCTGCATTGCCGGACGAGACGCCGGCCATACTCACCGAGGCGCAGATCAAGAGCCTTATTGACCGCACCCTCGCGCCCTACTTGCAGCCGGAAAGTAAATCCGCGCCCGCGCAGGCGCCGGAAGACAAGCGGCGCGCGGCGGTGAAGGCGTTTGACGTGTACCTGCATTCCGGCGCAGGCCGCCAGGCCGTCAAAGCGCTGGAAGAAGGCACGCCCGGCGAAGGCGGCTATCTGGTGCCAGAGCAATACTACGCGGAACTGGTAGCCGGGCTGACCGACCAAAGCATTATCCGGGCGGCCGGCGCGCGCGTGGTGGCAATGACCTCGGACACGATGGAAGTGCCCACGCTCACCCACCAGGCCGCCGCCGTGCTCACGGACGAAGAAGCGCCCTACGACGAAACCGATCCCAGCTTCGGCCACGTCACCTTCACCCCCTACAAGGCCACCCGCCTCGTCAAGGTCAGCGAGGAACTCGCGGCGGACGCCGCCTTCGACATCTGGGGGCAGGTGCTCGCGCCCGATTTTACCCAGGCGTTCGCGGCCTTTGAGAATAGCTACTTCACCACCGGCAACGGCACGACTGCGCCCCAGGGCGTCATCACCGGCGCGGGCGTCGGAGTTACCTCCGCCGCCCCGACCGCCATTGACCCGGATGAGATCATTGATCTTTACCATAGCCTGGGCTACCTCTATCGCCAGAACGCGATCTGGATGATGAACGACGCCACCATCAAATACGTTCGCAAGTTGATAGACGGCACGGGGCAATACCTGTGGCAGCCGGGGATGGCCGAAGGGCAACCCGACCGCCTGCTGGGGCGCCCGGTCATCACCAACAACAGTATGGCGACCATCGCCGCCACCGCCAAGACCATCCTCTTTGCGGACTTCCGTTACTACTGGATCGGCCAGCGCGCCCAGATGACCGTCGACCGTAACCCCTATCTCTATATGGCTAACGGGCAGGTCGGTTTCTTCGCGCGGATGCGGCTGGATGGTCACGTAATGCTGGCCGAGGCGTTCAAAGTGCTGCAAATGCACGCCTAGGAAGTTAGGAGTTAGGAGTTAGGAGTTAGGAGTTAGGAGTTAGGAGTTAGGA